AGATAATCAGAACGTATACTCGACATTAAGCGGCATAACCGACGGTCCTGCGTTCCAGGTCGATGGTAGCGCCCCTAGCAATAACGAACATACTAATTTTAAAGGCGAAGGTATTGCCTGTTTATACGTTAGGTTAGAATACGATCAGAACGTGTTTGCGGAAGGCATTCCGCTATTCACGGCAAAGGTGCAGGGAAAGAAAGTATACGACCCTCGCAGTGCTAGTACTGCTTATAGCGCTAATGCTGCTTTGTGTATCCGTGACTATTTGGCTTCCGACTACGGCGTAGATAATACCGGCGACACTAACGAGACCGTTTTCTCTGCGGCAGCAAATGCGTGCGACGAGACTGTTTCTTTATCAGCCGGCGGTACAGAAAAACGTTACGAAATGAATGGCGTTATTAGTTTAGACCGCAGTCCTAGCGACATCCTCGGCGATATGATGACTAGCTGCGCCGGAACGTTATTCTGGGGTCAAGGGTCGTGGCAGCTAAAGGTTGGCGAGTATTCTAGTTCTGTTAAAACTTTTACCGTCGATGATTTACGTAGCGGAGTTACCTTAGAAACAAAACATTCTCGGAGGGATAACTTTAACATAGTCCGAGGAACTTTTAACAGCGCCACTGAAGATTATATACAGACTGACTATCCAGAAATAAGAAGCGCTACATTTATCGCAAACGATAATAATGTGGAAAGCGCTATCGACCTAAATCTACCATTTACTACCTCAAGCATTATGGCGCAGAGGCTAGCTAAAATGACTTTATTTAGGGCGCGCGAGCAAATGACTTTTAGCGCAGACTTTGGTTTAGACGCCTTTAATGTACAAGTCGGCGACATCGTGGGTATTACTAACGCGCGCTATGGGTTTAGTAATAAAGACTTCGAGGTCGTAGGGTGGAAGTTTAGTAACTCCTCTGAAGCCGGCGATCTTAGAGTTAACCTAACTTTACGAGAAACCTCTAGCTCTGCCTTTTCCTGGAGCGCCGAGGAAAGCGCTATTAATAATAATGATAGTACGCTGCCTAGCCTAACCGCCGGTCTTACGATAGCTAGTTTAAGTATAGGCGGTGGAGGTCGCACCGCAGGGGACGGAACTTTTATTCATAGCGCCATCGTTTCGTGGACCGCGCCGACTAACAGTTTTATCTCGTACTACGAGGTTGAATATAAAGTTACGAGCGATAGCAGTTTTCACGCTACGCAAACGACCGGAACAAGCATAGAAATAAGTCCACTCGTCGACGCGCTGCAATATACGTTTAGAGTGAGGGCTGTTACAGTCTCCGGTAATAAAGGACCGTTTGTAACTGCTACCTTTACCGGTGGCGGCGATACGACCGCGCCAAGTTTACCGACGAATATAACTGCAACCGGTGGCTTTAAATTTATAACTATAAACTGGACTAACCCTAGCGACAGCGACCTAAACTTTGTCGAGGTTTACGAAAATTCTAGCAATAGTAGTTCTGGGGCAACTAAGGTTGGAAACTCTAGTGGCGATACTTTTACACGAACAAACTTAGGGTTAAGTCAGACAAAATTCTATTTTCTAAAATCTGTAGATTACTCCGGAAATAAGTCCGGGTTTACTTCCGGCGTAAGTGGCACAACGAGCTATTTAGACGATGCAGATTTTGAAAATGGCATTCGGCAGATATTTATAGACGGCGGTGTAGATCTAGTCGAGCCAGTATCGTCGTTACCTAGTAGCGGAGCATTCACTGGGCAGACTGTATTTTTAACGACCGATAGTAAATTATATAACTGGGACGGCAGTCAGTGGGTCGTTGCAGCCGGAGGAGCGGAAAGTTTTTCAGAACTTACCGGATCAATAGCCGCAAGTCAGATACCTAGTGGCGTTATTACAGAAGCTAAAATAGCAGACGATGCGATAACAGCCGGCAAGATTAGTGCAAATGCAGTCGGTGCAAATGAGATAGCTGCTAACGCCATTCAGTCAGCAAAAATAGCAGCCGGCGTAATAACAGCCGATAAAATCGCAACCGGCGTAATTACTGGTGACAAGATTGTTGCTAACACGATTACTGGTGGTCTTTTGGCGACCGCCGGAATAATTACAAGCGCCGCGCAAATTACTGACGGAATTATACAAAACGTAAAAATTCAAGACGCCGCAATCACGGCGGCTAAGATAGCAGACCTAGCGGTTACGAGTGCGAAAATAGGTTCTCTAGACGCTAGTAAAATTACAACAGGGACACTGGATGTCGAGCACTTCCCTGCCCTAGGGCAAGCTAATTCTGTAGTGTTTAGCAACTCACTCACAAGAAACGGCACAGCAGCAAGTGTGACTATTTCATTTTCGGGAGTCAAAACAGGGGCAAGCGTTATTGTTGTAGGGCAGATGGGTGGTCACGGTAATAACGTAGAGAGTCCTTTTTTGAGAGTAACACCCACCGCTACTGGCGTAACTTTAGTTAGTACTGGCCATAGAGATATAAAGGCAAAAGAGGGAAGTATTCAAATATCAGGTCTTAAAGAATTTTATCCAGTTGTTATGACTGGTACGACGACCGCAACTAGTGGGACGGTAGGTTTCACAATACAATTACGAGGCAACGATAGTGGCGGTGGTGGATCACAAGGCACTGTCGCAGCCTTAATTCTGTCGGGTTAAAAAATGGAATATACGATATATCACGGAGATGGTTCGTTCTTTATGAGCGTAACTTGTTCGGGCGCAAGTATTACAGATATGATACCGATTGGCGGTTATTTAAAAGAAGGTATTCAGAGTCCGTTATCGAGCATTGTAGACGGCACACTAATTACACCGACCGATACAGAAATTAATAACCAATATATAGAAGAGCTACTAATTGATTTTAGAATAGAACGTAACAAACGTTTAGCCGCTACTGACTGGACGCAAGCAAACGATAGTCCACTAAGCGCAAGCGTAAAAACTAACTACCAAAATTATAGACAGAATTTGAGGGATCTACCGCAAAGCGACGGTTTTGATCCTCTCGAACCGGCATGGCCCACGCTGCCATAACGAGGGAAACCTCACCAACAATCGTACATGGCGTATGCCATAAATTTAACAGAAGGGAAGCATTAAAATGGCTACTTTAAACGACCGCGTTTTTGATAACGGCTTGACAGTTTTGGATACCGAAGCATCAAAAATATTAGTGACCTCACAGGAGTCTACCACGTACACGGAAGCAAACGCGACCCACGCCCTAGGTAACTCTACATCTTTATCTATAGGCTCACCGGCTGATAGGTCTGGTGGTGGCAGAGAAGTAACTGTCGCGGCTATTACAGACGGAAGCATAACCGGTACAGGCACTGCTACTCATTATGCAATAGTCGACGTGTCTAACACTCGCTTGTTAGTCACTGGCGCACTATCTGCATCACAGTCAGTTACGAGTGGTAACACTTTTACGGTTGCGAGTTTTGCAATCGGCATACCAGATCCGAGCTAGGAAAATGGTAATGACTAAGAACCACGATTTTTCGGTAGTTTCCGACGAACACGCAAAAAAAATGGACGATAAAGACTTCGCTATCGACCATAAGCAACCTTCGTCGGAATCCGAATCCGACGGAAAAAAATTGGAGAAGTAAATGGTCAAATTCGCAGATCGCGTTAAAGTTTCCACGTCTACGACTGGAACAGGAACAGTCACTCTTGGGTCTGCGGATACTGGCTATCAGACTTTTATCCAAGGCGGTATCCAAGACGGAGACAGTGTTCGTTACGTGATTGAACACGCTAACGGCTCAGACTGGGAGATTGGCACGGGAGTCTACACAGACTCCTCGGCTACCCTCACCCGAGTTTTAAAGTCTTCGTCTACTGGTAATTTAATAAATCTGACAGGTACATCTACGGTGTTTATATCGCCCTCTGCCGACGATTTAACTTTATCTGGTGCAGCGCATAATTTTTCGTCTTTTACGGCGACTGCCGGTCAGACAACGTTCTCGGTAAATTATAATGTAAATAATATTCTGGTGTTTATGAATGGGGCAAAATTAGATAGTTCTGCATTCACCGCAAGTAATGGAACTAGCGTGGTTTTAGGCTCGGCTGCTTCGGTCGGCGACATCGTAGAGGTGGTCGAATACGGCGGTGCGTCAGCCGGTAATTTTACCGCAACCTCGTTTACGGCTACGTCGGGACAGACCGCATTCACCGGTACTTTTAATACTGCTAAAAGCAGCGTTTTTCTAAACGGGTTATTATTATTAATTACGACCGACTACACCATTTCTGCAAGCAC